ATGCCTCCTGCTAGACATCCTGCATTTAAAGACTTTTACAATTGGCAACAGAAAAAGGCTGGAGAAATACTTTTAAACAATATGCATCTCACGGAGCATATTCCCTATTGGGTATCTAACAGTTGGATCAACGTACACGGTCGCGGTGGAGTAACTAAAACTCATACACACGGAATCAGTGTGATGAGCATCGCGGCATATATACAAATGCCCGAAGATGGCGGATATATAGAATTCCGTGATCCTCTTTTTGAAATGCACAGCATACACAAAAGAGCCAAACAGTATGATGTAGAAGAATATTGTGCTGTACCTGCTGTAACAGGCGATGTATTATTTTTTTATGGTTGGTTACATCACAGAACACAACCAAACCAAAGTGACGAAGAACGCTGGGTATTAACGACTAATTATTCATGCGTAGTATATGGAGAATCAAAATGATTGAGAAGATTAAAAAGTTTTTTACCAATTTTAAAGGTAAAAAAGAAGCAAAGAAATATGTAGTACATCCAGAAACTCTAAATCCAAAAGAGGCCGCAACAGCCAAAAAAGAGCCTTATATATCTGTTCTGACTACTCATGTCAATAAAGAAAACATCAGGAATGGCTTTTTTGAGCTTGACTGGAACGAGTATTTTATTATACAATTAAGAGAAGCAGGGTATCGCGGCGATTCAGAAGAAGCTATCGTTGACGCATGGTTCAAGGACTTGTGCAGAGATGTCGCAATGGAAGAACAGATTGGTATGGAACGCCGCGGTGCTGGATACATAAACGTAACAAACATCGGCAACGGTAGATCGGAAGTTAGTTAATGACATATATTTTGGTAGATACGGCAAATACATTTTTCCGTGCAAGGCATGTGGTACGTGGAGACATTTCAGAAAAAGTAGGAATGAGCTTACACGTGTTGTTAAACTCTGTGCGCAAAGCATGGAAAGATTTTGACGGGAAACATGTCATATTCTGCCTAGAAGGTCGTAGCTGGCGTAAGGATCATTATGAGCCTTACAAGCGAAATCGACAGGTGGCTAGAGATGCCCTAAGTCCCCGAGATGCAGAAGAAGATAAAATATTCTGGGAAACATTCGATGACTTTAAACAATTCATACACGAAAAAACTAACTGTACAGTTTTGCAACATCCCCAATTAGAAGCAGATGATTTAATAGCAGGTTTTATACAAGCACACCCAAATGATAATCATGTTATCATTTCAACAGATGGCGACTTTGCACAGTTGATTGCGCCCAACGTAAGACAGTATAACGGTGTTAGTGGTGTTACTACTACACACGAAGGTTATTTTGATGAAAAGGGGAAACCAGTTGTTGACAAGAAAACAAAAACTACCAAGCCTGCTCCAGACCCAGAATGGCTCTTATTCGAAAAGTGTATGCGAGGAGACACGTCAGACAACATCTTTTCTGCTTATCCCGGAGTCCGAGAAAAAGGCACTAAAAACAAAGTGGGCCTTAGAGAAGCATTTGCAGATCGAAACGACCGCGGATATAATTGGAACAATATGATGTTGCAGAAGTGGGTAGACCACGAAGGTGTAGAACATCGCGTGTTAGACGACTACAATCGAAATGTTAAGTTGTGCGATCTTACTGCCCAGCCAGATGAAATTAAAGAGCTGATCGCAGAAACTATTGCTCAAGAAATTGACAAAAAGAAAAATTTACCACAGGTTGGAATTAGGCTAATTAAGTTTTGTAGCACCTACGATCTGGTAAAAGTTACTGAGCAAATAGAAAGCTATGCAGATCCATTTAGTGCTAGATACACACAGATTTAAGACAAGAGGAAATTATGACAGAAGCACAAGCTAAACCAGTTATAGATGGCAAGTATTGGATAGTAGAAGCAGAGGGTGAAAAACTAGGTACTTTGAGCAAAGAAAAGAAAGGTTATTCTTTCATGCGCAAAGGACAAAAAGTCGATATTGCAGACTTGGCTGTTTTTCAAACTCTATTTGGAATCACTATCAATGAAGAGCAGTTGAAAAAAGAACGTGCTAAGAAGTCCGCAGAAGAAAAAACTCTAGCCAAGGATCATTCGATTTATGAGTTTCCTTGTTCTAGCAAGCCGTTTAATCCAGTATATGATGTTCGTAAAAAGTTACCAATTTACTCCAAAAGCGGTAAATCAAAGAGCCAATATTGTGCAGGCTATTATGTGATCAAGTTCCGCAAAGGATGGGTTAAGAGTTTTTGTCCAAAATTAATCACACTAGAACGCTATGATCATAGAGGCCCGTTTAAAACAGAAGTAGAAATGAAGACTGTGCTAACAGCAATGAATCGTTAATATGCAACCTTTAAACACAATTCCAGTAGAAAACTACCTAAATAAGGTTAGAATCGCTTCAAAATCGCATCAAAAAGTAGTAAATCTGCCTATAGATGAAGCCGAGCAGTTAGCCGCTAGCCTAACTGTTATCATGACACGTCTAAGTGGCGAATTAGACGCTATTATACATCAACTACAACAACAAACTCCACAAGAAGAAGTGGTACAAGTCCAGATGGACGGTGGCGGCTTTTAAGTACAAATATAATAAATAAGTGCGTATATTTGGAGACGCACTTATGAGCCGCCCTAAGCCTAAAGTATTATTAGAGATCACAAACAAGAAGAATTACAAAACTGAGCAGGTTTTGGAAGCGGAAGCCATTTGGGCAGTATTTTATAAGGCTCGCCCCGTTAACCTAAAAACCACTAGCATCATCGCGCATCAGCTAGGACCAAAATACAAAAAGGTTAGTTTTTCAAATAGCGGTCACGCTTTCAATCTCGCAGAAAAACTCAACAAGATGTTCAACTGCAATGACTTCTCTGTATATAAGTTAACTACCGGTGAAGAAATCAAGCAACAATCCTAAACAGGAATTTACAGAGAATATCTACAACCAAATCTCTGTAAAACCACAAACACTAGAACGTTTCAAAAATGTCTTTTGGAAGAACCCAAGACACAAAGACGAAGGTGGTTGGGGCATAACCGAATACGGTCATACTGTCTTGTCTGAGCTAGATATCAAATGTTATCCTATAGATCTAAGTCCAGATACAGTAATAACCAATCAAGTTCTCATATGGATGGATCGTTTCTTAGACGGTCCTTGGTACTGGGAAAATAAAAAGACTCTGCATGTCTACAAAGAAAAAACTGCTTTTCAATTAATCCTCTTTTCGGGAGACCTCCACAAGTACGGCTGGAGCATGACCGAAAGCAAAAAGTCGTTGTAAAAATACAACGTATTTTGGACAAACCAGTTGTTGACTTTATCTGCTAACGGCGTTATACTATATACATAGTGAGCGTTACAGTTTTCTATTTTAACTTTTTAACAGAGGAACAAAATGGCAAGAGCAGAAGTCAGTACTAATCGTACACAATCGCCCAACGAAGCCAAAGCGGCTATCCGTAAATGCTTTAAAGTTGGTCGCCCAGTTTTCATGTGGGGCCCTCCAGGTATTGGCAAATCAGATATTATCCACCAAATTGCGGCTGAACAAGGTCGTGACGTTATCGACGTTCGTTTGAGCTTGTGGGAACCTACCGATATTAAAGGTATTCCTTTTTATCACCCAGAACAAAAAACCATGCAATGGGCTCCTCCAATTGAGCTTCCTGCAGATCCAGATAGTACCGCAGTACTGTTCTTAGACGAACTTAACTCTGCGGCTCCTGCTACACAGGCCGCGGCTTATCAGCTGATTTTGAACCGCCGTGTCGGTACATATCATTTGCCAAAAGGTGTTAGCATTGTTGCCGCTGGTAACCGCGAGGGTGATAAGGGTGTAACATATCGTATGCCTGCTCCGTTGGCTAATCGCTTCCTACACTTGGAACTAAAACCTAGTTTTGATGACTGGCAAGAATGGGCTGTCGCTAACAAGATCCACGAACAAGTCGTTGGTTATGTAGGTTTTGCAAAAAATGATCTTTACGATTATGATCCAAAATCCAGCTCACGTTCTTTCGCTACTCCACGCTCTTGGTCATTTGTAAGCGATTTACTGTGGGATGACGATTTGCCAGAATCGACCCTTACCGACTTGGTTGCAGGTGCTATTGGTGAAGGACTTGCTGTTAAGTTTATGGCTCACCGCAAGGTAGCTAAACAGATGCCTAAGCCAGAAGATATCCTCGATGGCAAGGTTAAAAAGATGGACATCAAAGAAATCTCCGCGATGTACTCTTTGACAATTAGTATGTGCTATGAGCTCCAAAATTCTTGGGAAAAGAAAGCCAAGAACTGGAACGAAATGGCAGATAACTTCTTCGGATTTATGATGGATAATTTCCCAACCGAATTAGTTGTAATGGGTTCCAAAGTTGCGCTCACTAATTACCAATTACCGTTTGACGCTAGCAAGCTCAAGAACTTTGATAGGTTCCATGAGAACTACGGCAAATACGTAATGGTTGCAATGGAGAACTAAAAAGGGCCCTTCGGGGCCCTTTTTCACTATAAAAAAGGAAAAATAAAATGGCTGTAAAATCTTGGTACCTAAGTATAATCGAATCTAAAACTCATAAATCTGTATTCCATCAAATGTTTTTTACTGCTCCAAAAATGAACGAGTTCATCAAGGAGAAAGAGCTTTTGGAAAAGTATCCCAAGCCCGAGTATTATTTTGTCAAAGAAAACTATTGACAATCTGGTAAAAAGACTATATAATATTAATATACACTGAACTTATGGAGTAACTTATGGCAGTAATGAAGCAGGAAAAAACTAAAAAAGTAGACAAAGATCGTGTCTATACAGATGCAGAGAAAAATAAAGTAATAGAAAAGCTAACTACAGCTCGTGTAGGACTTTTACTCAAGCATCCATTCTTTGGTAATCTTGCTACTCGCATGAAGTTAGTAGACGCCAGCAATTGGTGTTCTACTTTGGCTACAGATGGTCGTACATTTTACTACAATGTGGGCTTCGTAGATAAACTTACTCCACGTGAAACAGAGTTTGGGTTTGCACATGAAGTTTTACATAATGTGTTTGATCATATGGGACGCCGTAATGAACGTGATCCCCAACTTTCTAATATTGCGGCAGACTATGCGGCTAACCAAATCCTTAAAGATGAGCGCATCGGTGATGTTCCTCACATGATACAAATCTTCCAAGACGACAAATATCGCGGCTGGTCCTACGAAAAGATCTACGCCGACTTGGAAGAAAAAGCTATTAAAATTGATTTGAATCAATTAGGTGAATTGCTCGATGATCACTTGGATGATAATGAAGGTGATGGCGACAGCAAAGATGGTCAAGGCAAAGATGGCGATAAGGAAGGTAAGGGCGGTCGTCCTAAACTGACTCCTGAAGAAAAGAAAGCCATCCGTGATGAGATCAAGGAAGCTATGATTAGTGCCGCACAGGCCGCAGGCGCTGGTCGTATACCAGCAGGTATCGCTCGTATGATACAAGACTTCACTGAGCCTAAGATGGATTGGCGACAGCTTCTGCGTATGCAAATCCAAAGCATCGTTAAAAATAATTTTAGCTTTGCTCGTCCTAACCGCAAGAGTCAAATGAGCGGTGCTATCCTGCCAGGACTTATGAACGAAGAAACTATCGATGTTAGTTGTGCTATCGACATGAGCGGTAGTATTACTGACGATCAAGCCAAAGACTTTATTTCAGAAGTCAAAGGTATCATGGAAGAATACGTAGACTTTAAATTGGACATTTGGTGCTTCGATACCGAAGTTTATAACTATGCTCAATTTACTGGAGACACAGCAGATGACATTAACAGCTATCAAGTCAAAGGCGGAGGTGGTACTGATTTCGAAGCTAATTTCCGTTTCATGAAAGATGAGGATTTGGTACCTAAAAAGTTCATCATGTTTACAGACGGTTATCCATGCGGTAGCTGGGGTGATGAGGACTATTGCGATACCCTGTTTATCATCCATGGAAACGATTCCATAATCCCACCATATGGTAATGTAGCCTACTATAAATAAAATAGGTACATTATGGCACTAGCTAGAAACGAAGTTAATGCTCTTAATGTTTTAGGAGTAAGAAAGTTAGATCATATTCCAGACAATTTTACCAGATTGTCTATTAATGGAGTAGATACTAAAGCATTGGAAGACTGGGTTGTTTACAATCTGGAAAGTAGATTTGCTATTAAAAAGAGTCTTAAATTAGACGTTAATAACAAAATTATTGAAAACCAAGAAATAGGTATTGAGGATCCTAGAGAGATAACTATGCTTACCCTGGCGTGTCCACATTTACATAGGAGATAATAAAATGGCAGATACACAAGATCAAGGTCAAGCACAACAACCAGCAACTGATGCACAAGCACCAGCCGCTAATCCAGAGTTAACTATTGCTGATCTTACAAACCTACGCTCAGTTATTGACGTAGCCGCTCAACGTGGTGCATTCCGTGCCGCTGAAATGAGTGCAGTTGGCGCAGTTTTCAACAAGTTGAATAGTTTCTTAGAAGCAGTTTATCCACAACAACTACCACCTTCTGAAGGCGTTGCCGACGGCGTACAACAACCAGCCCCAGACGCCCAATAAGGAGCCCGATATGAAACACGTTGGTAAAATGAAAAACAATGGCGCGAAAGTTGCTATTGTTTACCGTACTTTGCCAGGCGATCCTCATAGTGCGCTAGTAGTTGGCACACAAGGATTAACTGATATGCATCACGACGGTTTAATGACCGTTGTAGAAAGTGAAAGCGGTCAGCAGGCAAATGAATTAGCAGATGTCTTAGCTGTTCGTAAATTTGCTGATGGTACAAACATGTTGGCATTTTTACATACCAACGGTCATTTAAAGAAAGTTCCTACAACTCAAGTTACAGTTACTCCACAATTAAATGCCAATCACATCGCATTAGATGAGTTAAACAATCTAATCGCTGAACAGAAAGGTGTGCAATTAGAAGACCTAGCCGTAAATGATGGTAGTGAATCCAAGACTGTTGCAACTAAAAAACCAGCTAGTAAAAAAGCTGAATCAACAGAAGAAGTTGTTACTGAATCAAACAGCGGAGATTTTGAATTAACTCCTGCAGAATTACGTTCACGTGCAGATGCTTTGTTCAAACAAGCACAAGCATTACGTAAACAAGCAGATTCAATCGATCCACCAAAGAAGAAAACAGCAAAAGCAGAAGCGTAAAAAAAGCACCCCTGGGGTGCTTTTTTTTAGACCTTAACTTCTATCACTCCAAGTCCGTCGGGCAAGGCCTCTAAAGCTCTGCCTATTACTGCTAGTGTGCTATCTCCATCGCGATATGCTTCTGCGTAGCCCGGAGTGGAACTTGTAACTATCAAATCGCCTTTGCTCACAGGTCCTACTACCTTACATGGTACTCGTCCTTTTAGTGCAACTGCAACTCCATCAATACCTTCATTCATCAAATGCGCAGGGTTAGTAGAAACAATGCCTGCCCAATTTATACTAGCCCGGCTAGTAGATAATGTTGTTTCTTTATCTCCTCCAAGCACCAGAACTGTTCCTGGCTCGTATTCTGTATCTGCTGTATACTTTTCTGCCAAGTCAGCATAACGAGCCGCAGTCGAAGTACCGTGGAATACGTTTCCGTAAAAATCGTTAGCGGAGACATTTTTACTGGAATCACGCTGGACTATAGTATTGGCTTGTCCACCATCTGTTGTTGCCGCAAAATATCCGCCTGTTCCTGCTAAACTAGTAGCCTGTAAGGTAGCCGCCGAGCCCATTTGCCATTGGCCGTATATCGTTCCTTGACCTTGTGGATCAGAGGAAGCTCTTAGTGTAGGAGCTTGTAGACTAGCGCCATATATTGCTACTCCAGTAATGCCACCGCTAGCATCTCTTTGTACAAGCGTATCTTTTATTTGATCCGGAGTTCCAGAGACTGTCGGTGTAATGTAACCACTTCCGTTGGCATTTTTTAGACTACTGGCCTGTAGCGAAGATTGAAAATCTAAAGTCCAAGTGCCTTTGATCTTAGGATTGAGATAACCTGTTAGGCCTCTAACGTTTGCATAACCATCACTATCCAACTGTAGAATGGAGTTTGTTGATGCATCTATTTTAGCATGAATATATGCATCTGACGTTGCATTCTGTAGATTGTTTGCATTAGTTGAGAGACCAGCAGTAGTAGCTGTAATAGAACCACCAGATACAGAAATATTTCCATTTACTGTCCAATTACCCGTTATTATACCGCTTCCGGACGCAGGCTGGCTTGCAGGTTCAGTCGCCCCAGGCGCTGTCAATGTTGCAGAGATTAAATTGGATGAATATAATTTATTGAAAGCATTTCCTGTTCCTGTCGCACCAATGTTAGTTGTTACATTAGGATTAGGCACTATCTGATTGTAGCCCGAATTACTACCGTCAATATGGAATACTTCTGTTAGAACGTTACTTCGTGTAACATTAAAATTAAATCTAGTAGACTGTATATTTGATAGAGCACCTTGTGTATTTTGTTGAACATGAAGTTGCGCTATTCTATTTTTACCAACATAAATTCCGTCGTCAGTTTGTAGATTGATTGAACCGCTAAATCCTGCAAGTTCAGATTGTAATAGGAAATCATCACCTGTATGTAGAATAGAATAATTATCACTAGCTCTAACTAAGCCTCTAGCACTGCTAGCAGTACCCCAAAGACTGTAAGTTGGCCAACTAATACCGACATTATTGGAACCTTGTATTGACAAACCTTTTCCAACTGTAGGATATTTTACATATAATGGATCTTGGTTAGCAGTTGTAGCACTGAAATCTGCGATCAGGGCAGGAGTATCTCCATCTATTTGTAGTAATAGTACAGGATGGCTTTGATTGTTATTGTCAGTTAGTGTGCCGATAACCGCACCGCTTGCGGCCGCGCCGCCACTATTGATTGGACCGATTAACACATAGTCGGAACCGTTATATAGATATAATTTCTGTAGAGAACTGTCCCAATAAAAATCACCCAGTGTTTGATCTAGAGGATAACCAGCTTCTGTGTTGTTTATAAGAGCTAGTTTTTTCCAACCTTGCGCTGTGCCTGTAGTGTTGATACATAGTTTTTTATTACCAGAATCATACCATAGTTCACCGATAACTGGCTTAGAAGGGGCGACTGGATTTGCAAAGTTTTCTAAAAGTTGTAGGAAGTTTTCATTAACTACTTGCCCATACCCCGAATAATTCTTTCCTACGAAAGTCAAATCTGCTGACGTGTTGTTAATAGTGCCGTCTTGAATTACTGCTATCTGCTTTCCGTTAGTTTTGTTTAAAATATATGGCATAATTAACTTCCGTTTCTAAATTTAATTATAGGTAGTAGGGCAACGTTGCGTGGTCTTGTCTCACCACCATTCGTAACATTGTTTCCGTTGATGTCTACAGCATTACCAGTTAACCACATCTGTGCTCCGCCGCCATAAACTGATCTAGCATCGTACGGGAATCCTCCAAGGCTTCTATTAGGCCAATTAGCAGAGTTACCAGCAAATGTCAATTGATCATCGCCTGGCATCACGTGATAATGCTCTAAGAATCTAACGTTATCTGATTGGACTGATCCCAAGTTACGCCCAGAGTCAATGCCACGTCCTCTATCCCAACCGCGGATAAATTCTCCAAGCAAGTTAGGAAGGGCAAATTCTGTACCGCCGCCGCCATATGTATAACCGATAGCGGCAAACAGATCTGGATAAGAAGTAGTCAATACTGTGGAACCATCGCATATTAAGAATCCGCTTGGCGCTGAAGATCCACCGTGGTGCATAATAGTACCAGCAGGTATCGCTGTAAAGTTGTTTAAAGCCGCATTCAATGAAGCACTTAACGCATTGATTTCTTGTTGTAGTAAAGCAATAGCGGCATCTACATAATTTTTAACAGCATATTGTGTAGGAACTCTGCTGGCTAAATTGGCTGTCAATCTAACGTCATTATCAAACTGTGCTATAGCATTGCTGGCGCTGTCAGTTAAACTAGTAATTTGTGCTGTCAGGGCGCCTGCGGTAATAGTGTTAGCGGTAATGTCACCAATAGTAGCTGATCGCCATGTACTTCCAGGGGCTCCTAAGTTATAAGCCACATCGTCTGCTGGTAGCATATCTCCCTTAACTGCCCACGATCCAACTAAGTTACCTGGATTATTAATACCTGCATTAAATGTTCTAGCATAAACCGTATCAAATCTTACTGCCGGACTACCTAGACTATTACCGTAATCGCTGTTGGGTATAATGCCTGTGTTTGTATCTAATTTCCAATTACCAGCTAGCGTTCCCTGCTGTGGACCCGAACTTAGTGTGCCGGCATAAATGGAATTGTATCTTAAAACTGATGTGCCAAGATCGTTACCTAGATCTGCAAATGGTACAACACGACTGTTGTTGGTCAATTGCCACTGTCCGTCTAGAGTAGCATTGGTATTTGGTGTACCGGCACTTAGTCCTAGACTGTAAACATTCTTCCATAAGTTGCTGATGTTGCCCAGTTGTTGTAGATTGTTACCCGATGGTATAATGCCTTCTTGTAAAACTTTAGCTACGCCGGTTCCATTGTTTATACTGAAAGTAATGTTTGCTCCGCCTGCACCTACGTTTAGATTATCTATATTATCATCACTGATTATAGAAGCTGTTCCGCTGGCGCCACCTAGAGATAATCCATTTTGGAAAGTCCATCTGCTGGCAATAGTTTCACTTACGTTACGTTGAGGATATGTGGCATCCAATAGATTTGGAATACCGTATAATGCCACATCAGTACTTGTAGTTACAGATCTATGTTGAGCAGAATAATTTTTAAATGTAATGCCTCTGTAGATAGTCGGAAATCCTGTAGCTACTAGAGATGAAGTAGATGCAAATGTTTTCTGCGAAAAGATAGCCATGTTTTCGCCGTTGATGATCAACTCAACTACCGGATGGCTAGTGCCTGTGCTGTCCGCTACTGCCGTAGAACGCATTTTAGTTTCTAAGAAGCCGGGGACACGTTCGGGACCAATCAATTGATATCCCGAACTAGTTGTAGCAATGTATAACTGACGGTCATCGCTCTTGTACCAAAAATCTCCAGGTTGTGATGCACTAACTGGATCACCTGATGGATTTATAGTAGCATCTGTTGATGTTGTACTGTAAAGAGTTACGCCCAACGGTCTCCAATTATTACCATCGTAGGCCATAGGACGAAGCATACCAGCTTTATTATCAAACCAAATTTGACCTTGTAGTTTGTTTACGGGTTCACTGTCGCTGGCAAAGTTTTCTAATAACCAAACAAAATTATCGTTCTGGTATTGTCCGAATCCAGAAACGTTCTTTCCAATAAGATTTAAAGATGTGGTGTTGTCTACCTGTCCATCTGGCACTGTTGTTAAAAGCGTATTGTTGTATAATCTTATTAGATATGACATTGTTTATTCCTTAAGCGATCGGATTACCTGGATCTGCTACCCAAGTTGATCCCGATACATAGTATCTATAAATGCGTTGTATGCAAACAGGTGCCTGACCTGGTTGTGTGCTTACAGTAATACCTGGGGTTCCGTATAGTACCGATTGACTATTTTGTATGCCACCTTTGTCAACACTTACATATTGTCCTGCAAATGTAACGTTGGTTAGCAAGGCTGGCAAAATATAGTTAAGTGTATTGACTCTAGCTTCTGCCTGGTCCGGTATGTTATATAATGAACTCACAGGATCGACAGGAGGAAGCATAACGTTCAAGAAATTACCAATGATGAACGTGTCCGGATTAGCCTTACCTGTAATGTCAACTGTAAACACATATTTTTTGCTGGCCGCGATTTGTTGTACGCTATCGACATAACCTTTAGTGGCCAAAGTGCTTGTGCTGTCTGTTATTAAGGTAGCTTTAGAATTGATTATCTTCTTGCCGCTGATATTAATATTTCCTAGAACAGGATTATTGTTCATTAGAACAAGATCGCCATTATTAACTGTATTAATAGTTGAAGTAGAAATAGTGATGTTGCCGACTTGTATATTTGTCAGTGTACCTACAGTTTCTAAATCAGGCGCCCCTTTAATATTGACCAAGTTTAGGCCGCCGGAAACATAAGATACTATAGGAGTATTGTTTACGTTATAGGTATTTGGAGAAGTAACATTAATACTGTTATTAAATTCCCACCAAGATGTAGCAGAACGATAATAGATAGTATGATCTTGCGTACCATGCAGAACAATACCTGCGTTATCTAAGTTCACATCTGGTAAACTTGGATAAGCTAGTTCGATTACTTTATTTTCTACTTTTAAATTCTTGACTTCTATGCTGGTAGCATTGTTGATAATATCTAGATTACCTTGTATTCTAGTATTACCTACGATATCTAAATTATAATAGGTGCCACCTGCGTTTGAACCAGGAGTATCTGTCCATATACCTATTTGCTTTGTGCTAGGTTTGATTCGAATAGCAGATAAATTACCGCCTTGGTTAACGCTGGCTACTTGGAAAGTCAAGTCCTGTTCCAATGTACTGCTGGAAATAGTATTATTAGTAAAATTATCGTTGTATAACTGTATGCCACCATTAACAGCGTTTATACCACCAACAGTGATAAGTGTTCCTGTTATGACTGCTGTAGATGTATTAAAGAACGCAGTAATTTTATTTGAATCAACTCCTGCTACGCCACTAGCGTTGCTTGCGGTGCCCTGTAGTCGGGCGGTGTTTACGAGATTCAAACCTTGTACTATAGAGGTCAATCCACCTATAGGATTGGCCAATGTAAAAGCCGCATCGCTAAGTACAGCGATTATGGTGCCATTATTGTATAGATTAGCTACCGTTCTAGAATTTAGTGTATTGTCTTGCACTGTTTCGATAACGAAACCGGCTTTGCCTGTTACATCCGAATATAGCTTTCCAGTCTGTGCATAATTTCCAGATATACCATCGTAGTATTTTAACTGTCCATTAGCTGTGTCGATCCACAAATCGCCGGCAACTGGACCTACTGGTTGTGTATTGCTGATAATTGGGCCACCGACAGGTCGGGGTAATCTTGATTCGTTGAATACGTACAATCGGCCAGCGTTTGTATTGAACCAAAGCTGTCCTACTACAGGACTTCTGGGCGGAGTTGTATTAGCAAAATTTTCTAACAATGCTACCAGGTTATCGTTATAATAAGTTCCATAGGCATTATAGTTCTTACCTATTAGAGTCAAACTGGTATTGACCTGATCCACTGTTTGATCAGGTATAGTTGTTAGAATATTACCGTTGGTATAATTTATTGTGTATGCCATTGTATTAGGTCTTTATTATGTAATTTAAGTAAGGACCAACTCCCTGATTGCCTGCTAGTCCTTGATTTCTCAAGTCGGGAACTTTAAAGTTACCAGGACCTGTTCCGCCGTATAGGTTACCTATAACTTGATATAGGTTATAATAAGGGCTAGATGCTTGACTACCGTCATATGCAGTACCATCACAAATTAACCAGGCTGGTCTGGTCGCGTCATTCAATGACGGAAAGTTAGGATTATTTGCAAAGCTAGGTAATTTGTTTGCTGGGCCTGCAAATGGAATTACACATCCTGTTTGTATCAGTCCGGCGTATAAATCTTGCAAGAAATCCGATTTCTGCTGTCTATATATCTGTCCGTTACCATGTGCTCCAGTATCTGGCACATTAACGTCATTTACCTGTAGTTGTCTATATATCAACAACTGATCAGACACACGTGTTGTTGCTGTCGTTCCGCCCGGCGCTGTATAGATAAGATCTTGTGTAGCTTGTGTTTGTAAAGCAAAATCACCTTGATTACCTGTAACCTGTTTGACATTCGACTGCAATGCACCTTGCAGACTTAGGTTGAAAGGTGATGAAAGTTGTGATGCCTTTGTGGCATTACCGTTAAAGGTAGCTGGAGTTCCGTTTGGGCCGCTATACTGAGTTGAATAAACATTACTCCACCATACATTGGTATCTCCTAATGTATAATGACCTGCTTGGCTAGGAACTACAAGAGCAGTTGTTGTATTAAGAGGAGTCGTGATAGGATTAGAACCTACTGTTAGTGCTCCTTTGAGAATATGTTCTCCTGTCACTAATAATGTTCCGCCTATGCCTGCGCCTCCATTTACTACTAGTGCGTTTGATACAGTATTAGTTAAACTGTTGAGTGTAGATGTAACTAATAGAGTAGTAACTGTAGCTGTCGTGCCGTCAATAGATCCATTTACTACAAGATCTCCGTTAGCAAGTCCTTGAGATCCTACGTAGACTTTATTTTTATCTCCGTCTATTGTTAGTAAAGGGGAGTTTACATTGTTCTTAATAGCACGGAATACGAATCTTCCGCCGCTTGAGTGATTAGCGCCGAAGGTATTTAGAAATACAGCATCGTATTGATTTTGTCTTTGGATCGCTAGTGTAGGTTGACTTCCGATTAAAATACCTCTATCTTGGTCATCGGAAAAAGTTACTACTTTATTAAATGTTTGAGGGACATCTAATCTCGCAAAATTATCTGCGATAACAGGAATAGTTGTTCCGCTTTGTAACAAGCCCAATGAAGCATTGGCTGTGCCATTTAGCGTTGCATAATTAGGACTTTGTGTAGTGCCAAAGTTTTTCTTTGTTACGTTTACACCAGTTGAGATGTTTGGGAATCCATCAATAGACTGCAACGGTATGAAGTTAGTAGGGGAAATAATTTCCATAGCAGTACCGTTAACATAATTGATAACGATATTGTGTGTAACACCTGTAACGTCTGTTGATGTAGTAGCATATGGCCCAGTTTTTGTAGTGCCTGAGTATGCTGGACCTACTAGAATCCATGAGCTACCATTCCAGAAACTCAACTGTTGCTGATTAGTATCAACCCATACATCTCCAAGATTGGCATTAGATGGTGATAATGGGGTTTGATGTACTCCGTTAACTGGAGACCATGATGAATTGTATGCTGTTCCATCATTGACGAATAATTTTTTATTCAAAGGATCGCTGGTATTGAACCACAACTGTCCTTCAATCGGATTGTTGGGCGGACTAGAACTTGCAAAATTTTCTAGAACATGTAATAGGTTTTCCGATAACGCAGGACCATAGCCGGGATAATTTTGTCCTACCAGTTTTAGACTAGTATCTGTTATATTCAGCGTACCATCTACAACTACTATTGGAGTGGTTTTACCTGGATCAGAATAAAAAACGTTATAATTCGCCATTGTGTTATCCGGTTATGCTAGTTAATGCCTGCACTCGAACTGTATAGTCTATCTGGAGCATACGGTTCAAACTTTTTTGTACTGGATGGAAAATGACATGGGTCAATAAATTCCCTGTGCCAGGGCCATTTAAGCCATATGCTCTTAGTCCTAATTCATCAAAAACATAGTTGCTGTTTAGCTGGGTAGCTGTATCGAATGCTTGTTGTCCGCTTGGCTCACCAAAATCCAATAAACAGCTGATTAAGATATCTGTATAGGGAGTGCCTGTAACATGGCGCACATCCATAAAATTGCGGGTAGGGTCAAGATCTAGAGGATTACTTGCATCTACAACTTTGATATAGGTTTGATTGTATAAATTAGCGGCTTGGCCTACTACGTTAGGAGTCAAATAGGTAATAATACCTGTAGGATCAACACGTGTTCCGCCATTCCCGAAGCACATTTCGGCTATCCAGCCTTGACCTTGATTACTTACTGCTTGAGCAAGAGCTAGACTAAAATTTTCATAGTGAATAGCGTTTGGCTTGTCGATGAATACTTCGTTTGTCTGGGGGTCGAATATTTTAATATGACCGCGTAAATAGATTCCGCCCGTTTCATCGGGCTGTTTTTGTTCTTGATTTTGTTGATTTTCAGTCATTTTAGGATCTTCGTTTTCTTCTATCATGTTATTTATTCGCTTTTAAAAGTATGCTGTTAAACTACTTTTACCCAAGCGCCGTTTAGATATATGTATAAATGCTGTATACCGTCACTATTAGGGTTCCAAGTTGTTCCGTTTGATACTGCCATCATGCCGTTTACAGGAGTAGATGGCTGACCACCTGGAGTTAGTGTTCTAGTAGCACTGGTTCCCGATTCAGAAATCACGCCTGTACCGCTCACTACGATCGAACTACCGTCAACTTTAACTCCACCTATCTGTGTTGTGCTAGCAGTCGAAATGCTGATTACACCGGTGCTGTTTATCACGATACCGCTAGTACCTACAGCAGGAATAATTACTCCACCTAGTACACTAGTAGTAGCTGTTGATACGACAACGTTTGAACTGATAGTTCCGCCCGCTGTGATAGTGATACTAGTACCATCGATCTTAACACCACCTAGTGTAGATACGCTGGCATTAGGAAGTGTATAGTTTGTGTAGTTGGCTTTGATAGCACCATTAGTAATTGTAATTGTGCTGTTGTCAATTTTAACAGCACCGTACTGACTAGCAGATGCTATAGGTAAGTTGGCATAGGTAGCATGTAGAGTGCCATCAGGATCGATAGCTAAACTTGTTCCGTCCGGTTTAATTCCGCCTAATACCGTAGTGCTAGCTGTGTTCAATGTAAATGGCACTGGTGGGTATAAGGTATAGACTCCGTTTGAATAAGTTAAAACTCCTGTTCCACTACTAGTAGCAGTAATAGCACTTAGACTAGAAGACTGCAAAGGAGTATAACCTAATGCCGTTGTCACTTGATTGCCTGTAATACCAGTTAAGAACTGCGATAGAGCAGGTGGTGTATATGCAAATACTCCAGTGACGTTATTATATACTAGCGACCCAGTACCGTTGGCCGCAAGTTGCGATACAGTTAGATCTGTTAGCTGGAGTCCAGTTGCGCTGATACGCCCTTGACCGTTAGCTTTGATAGTAATACCGTCAAGGATTACACCACCTAACAACACATTGGTAGCTGTTTGCAAAGCAAAAGAAGCTGTAGTTACACTGATAGTTCCATCTGATGCTATGCCGATACCATTACCTATCTTAACTCCGCCAACCTGTGTATAGGTTGCCGTAGATGCTGTCAGTGTAACGTCTGCTAGATTAGCGATAGGTACCCATTGGCTGTTCCACGATTGGAATAGTCTACCATCTGCATTACTCTGTGCTAGAGCACCAGCGGCTGATGCCGCTGAGGGGAAGAATGATTGACTTGGATAGTAAAATGGTATGATATTATTAGTAGATGCCGCTACCATCTGTCCGTTGAATACTGATTTGTTAGATACTGTTAGAAGATTAGCAACTGTAGTTTCGCCTAACACTGAATAACTAAAATTCCAAGGAGATTGAACATTGTAATTGATAGTCACAGCATTGTATAGCGTACTAGCAGGGATTCCTGCATTTACAATATTAATAACACCTCGCATATTATTATGGAACTGGCAATTATAGTATAACGTATCCGGAGTAGTTTGATCCACACTCCAAGTTATAGTTCCACTTTCCAAACCGTTATTAACAACTCCCGTATTGTAAGCATTACCAACACCAGTCGTTCCTGTAGTCTTGATCCAGAAAGGATGCCCTGTTGCCGCAATAGAGAACGTATAGGTTCTACCACGTACTAGATATATAGTTTGATTATTAATACCATCAACTGCGTATGCTTGATTAGCTACGCTGTTTATGATAAATTGATGATTGTTAGGTTGACCCTGTACTACAGTATTGTAAGTGGCACTTACAGCAGGACTCCAAGTAATATAATACTGTCCGGCATAGTTGCCCTGTGCAGGAGCAGGCTGTGCCGCAGTGATTGTAGCCGCATATGGGCCAACACTCGAATCATAGGTAAACGGTCCGGTAAAAGATAATTTTGCCCCAACTAGATCGCTAGCAGTTCGTAGGCCATTGGGGAGAGGTATGTACCCTTGTGTAAATTTCCATAGGCCAGTTTGTTGCACACCGCTGGTCCCGTTAGCTGAGTCACCTGTTAAAGATGTGGAAACTGTATTAGGAGTAGTCACTGGAGAACCTATTACACTTATAAGTCCATCGCCCTGTGCAGTAAATCCATTTCCAACTTTTACCCCACCTAGCACAGTTGAAGTACCTGTGCCTAATACCTGAGCAAGTGCGCTCAATACGCCAGTTGTTGTATTGATCGAAAGTCCAGATCCTATCACAACACCACCTAGTGTTGCTGTCGTAGCCGTGTTTAATACATAACTATTTTGTGCGCTGATAGTGCCATCAGATGTAATATTAATATTAGCACCAATTTTTACACCGCCTAGTCGTATTCCAGTTGCAGTAGTTAATACGAAAGATGCGCCTGGATCTCCCTTAGGACCCTGGGGACCTGATGTACCCTGGGGACCCTGTGGTCCTATCGGACCTACTGGGCCTTGTGGTCCAGTATCACCTGTAGCACCTTTCAAAGTATTTTTAAGATGAGTATAGGTTATTCGTTTAGTAATTCCGTCATCGACAAACGGAAACGAAGCTTGATCGGCTGGACTCTGGGTATCCGGAAGTAGCGGTAGTTGTGTTATTTTTGTCATTTTTTAATCACCTTCAATTGGGTTTCCATTCTCGTCTTGTAATATGAATTCTGTTTCTAGGATAATCACAGGATCGCCACCGTAGTAGGTGTCGTCTGGTAACTGCGCAGTATCTTGTATTAGGAATCCTTTAACATTATCTATAAATTCTTGTCCTGGTCGTAGTTCTGTTACGCTGGCTTTTGCAGGATTTGCAAACTCTGATAACTTGAACATGCTTTGACCAGTTCTCTGTCTTACAGTTAATTCTAATCCCGCTTGAACTTCAATATTTAACTGTATAGTCGGAGTTGTTAAACTATTTGTTATCGTAAATTCTGGTAGAACGATAGGACTGCTTAAATTGCCTAGACTATCCTGTTGATTAGAATCATAAGCGACCGGATTATAAGTTACTACAGTATTTGTAGTAGGTTTAAGTAGCTTACGCCCACCGTAGAACACATCAACTTGATCCCAAGGATTAGCTAACGAACTAAAATTGATAAATTGATCGGGGGCTGTATCTGGAGGGTTTAACACAAAAGATGTGTTGGTATTAGTTGACATAAATGTCTGACTGATAGTTTTTTCAACTATAGGAATATTAACTCCAGGTCCTTGATCAATAACTTTTGTACCTGCAGGATAAGCTGTTCTAGCACCAGTGCCCAGTGTAGATCTTGTAAGCTGTCCTAGGATATTTCCATACTTGGTAAAGTATTCAATGCGTTCGCCGGCAACATAAATGATGCCGGGCAAATTCTTAGTCGGATTAGGTGCGCTAAGTCTATTTCCGTCCTCAACGCGAATGGTTGTATCTGTTATTAGTAACGGATTAGCTAAGACTGTAGATGCCCCTTCTCCTATACGCTTCATACTAGTTCTGCCCAGTATGTCTGTAAAAGTTCTGTAGCTCAAGCTACCAACATAGGCATTCTGACTCATGCTGATAATTACAACAGAATCTGTAGGACCTTGGTAGAAACTAGGTTTAACTGTTATTGTGGTGCCGTCTTTGGACACGGCAAAATCAATATCTGCTATCAAGCTAGCGCCGTTATATTCAACCCATATATAGGCTGTGTCAAATACAGGACGTTGTATCTTATAGGTGTTTAAACTATTGCCGGCAAATTTTTCTTTTCTCAAGAAATCACCATTGTGGTTAGTAAATGATGTTATTCTAAGAGTATCATTAGGTCCGCGATAAGGAAGAGTCTGTAACAATAGTTGGTAGTTTACTATCTGATATTCAAAGTTGTCAAATATTACAAAAGCCAGTGCATCTCCTGTTTTGATACGTCCTGTTGGGAACTCTACTATGCCCTGTGCCGCATTAAAGAAATAGTTAGTAGGAGTCTTATCTAATTTTTCACCATTCAACCAAATTTCTATTTTGCTATTATCAATAATACCTTTAGGATAGCTTATATCCTGTGTTATAGAATAACCGGCGGCATCTTGTATAGTCCATTGAATGTTCGCTCCGGGAGGAGTTGGTACCACAGTCGAAGTGCTGTTAAATGACTGGATAGTTCCAGAACCGACCAAACGGAACGATGTTAAATTTGATCCCACAATAAAATAAATCGTTGCAGGAGGTATTAGTCTGCGACTGTTTAGCTCTACGATTACTTGACTACTATATGGTCCGGCTACTCCCGGAGGTTGCTCTAGATTAAACGTTGTGCCTTGCGCTCTAGGAATAACTTGTGTGTATATTTCACCGGCTGACTTCATTGGTGAACTAAAATACCATACTTGTGTTTTGTTCAACGCGGCATCATTAAGTCCTGGAATAATACCAGGTTTAACAATATTCAAATAGGCACGTGGGTTAGGATCATTTTCTCTAGCAGGTGCTTTTGTTATAGTCCAACCGTAGGTTTGATTCGTTGATGTGCTTTCAAACTGAGGAACAGGAATACCATTAACCGTGACATAAATGCTACCTATATCTTTATAGGCCACTGTCGTTAGAACATTGATTGTTCTGTTGGCGCTGAATATAACCTGTTTATCGATACAATTTATACCGCCCATGTCAAATGAACTGATGCTTAAGAAATCAGGACCAGGAAGTGGGCGTAATAAAGCAATATTATTATTAGTAATATCTAGCAGATAATCTGTACCATAGTGGAGAGGAGTGTTACCTGCAACAACTATCAAAGAGCTTGTGTTAGCGATATTGCCCATGCCGAACGATTGAGTCTGGCCGTCTAGTTGATATTTGTAATTCTTAATCATTGGTGCACTTAAGAATTGCGTACTGCTTGTAGTAGGGTTGGTAGTGAATACAGAGATAGAAACTGATTCCTGTACCTCCCCCGGTATCATTTCTTCAGGTGCATGGCTAGTATTAGCGGTTATATAAGCATCACCGTCGATCACGATATCGGCAGGATTAATACCTAATATGGCTCCACCAAAATCGCCTCCGCTGATAAGAGTATCTAATGTATCCTCGTCGGTTGGGGTTAATGTGCCATCATCTGACGCACTTCTAAATAATACTATATTATTAGATGTAGAAATTTCTGTAATTCCAGTACCGAACGTACCAGGATCGCTAGTGTAACTTAAGGTTATCGTAGATGTTGTGGCTGTTGTAGCTTCGAATACGCCGTTGTATAAGTTATTACTATTACCAAACACGTTCCACTGACCTAGAGCAGGAACACTGGTCTGAGTAAAGATTCCTAATGTGACCAAGCAGGGATTTATTCCTGACTTGCCGACAAAGTTAGTAACAGTGGTGCTTGGTAATAGATAAGAACTTGGAATATATACGGTGGCCGCTTTTCCAGCTCCTACTATAGTTCTTGTTGTATTAGGAACACCCTGAACTGATATTCCGGTTATAGCTCCACTAGTAGATGTGCTAGTAACTGTAATTACCAAGTCATTAGCATCATAGTGATTGTAGAATGATGAGGTCGATGACTGCAGGGTATATGAACTTCTCTGGCCGCCTAGTTGATCACCAAAAATTCTCAAGACGTCATTTACCGTATAGTTGGTACCAGTATATGCTATCGTTGCTGAATATTCTACAGGTACTGTGTTTGTAATAACCACATTGAATCTTGCATCACGACCCAAACTATGCTCTGTTTCGCTGACTCCTACATCTCCATAGAAGCTGACTCCATCGATTCTCTCACCATTTAGATAAGTGTTAATAATCGTGCCTGTTGCAACAACGAATGGGGTTGTTACAGCAATGTTGCCAGAATTTAATTCATCCAACTGAGCACTTAGGCTTACCACTGTAGCAGTAGCGGCAACGGCTTGCTCATGTAGAGATGCTATTTGCGCTTCTAGAGATGTATAATAAGGATTCAATACAGATTGATTGCCTAACGCGGTTACAACTGTTGTGTAATGAGCAACTGTTTGTAGAGTATTTTGGACATAAACAATTTGATCGTTCAAGCTATTTTGTAATGTTCTAGCCGCATTGAGATTACTTGTAGCAAGATTAATATTATTGATACTGTTTATCTGCGGGTTTAATACAGTACCGTAGTTGTCAGGAGTGGTGTAGTTGTCCCACGCTGTAGACCAATAAGGAAGAACTCCATAACCACCAGAGAAACTGTAAGGTAAAGTATCTATCTTAACGCCAGGGAAGTCGATACCTGTCATCAACTGGCCTAATTGATTTTTACCGGGCATTCCCGAAGTAGGTTCGTAATATTTTCCTATCCTATCAATAGCAGTAAAGAATGCTACATCTTTCGGATATGTAATTTCTATTCTGTTTAATATAGCAGGTACTGACGTTAGCTCAAGTTGAGCAAATTTTTTGCGATACTTGACGTCACTTTGTGTGTAATTAGATATACTACCTGTAGGACCAGTCATAGTATATGACGATCCTGTGTTGGTT